CGCTCCCGCCGCAATTGCTGAGGCTATACCAGCCATAATTTTTTCTCCCTCCACATATCGAGCCGCTTCACGTCCTCCGGGGCTACGAATTCGGAGAAATCCTCCTGGAAAATCATGAGTTCCATGATCTTATCCGGATCTTTCTCATTTTCAGGATTGGGATAGGTATTTGACCAGAAAGTGTCTTCGTGAATCAGGAAATACCGTCGCGTTCCTTCCTCCGTAACGCCGAAGGCAGGACCTTCCACAATTCGACCTTCGCCAGTCTCATGCCAGACGGTGGCCTTTCCGCGATAGCACGTGAACGGGTGTTCCACGCGATATTTCACTCCAACCACGAAAGTGCCTCGCGGCATGAACACCGTTCGGATATAGAGCCCCGGCGTGAACCGGTGCGCCACTGGGCATTCAATCGGTGGAAAAGCCATCATCGCTTGGATGACTTGTTCCACTGGCCTGATTTGCATCACGTCATTCACGGGCTCTTGCTGTCGTTCGATATTGTGTTCAGGAAAGCGGCAATCGTAAAATTCTTGATCTCAATCAATCCGCCACCGGTATAAACAATCCTGCCACCGGGGAGAACGGTTGTCACCACGGGAGCCACAAAGTCCACGTAAAGCTGATTGAAATCTGGTAGGACGTCGAGCGGCACACGGGTAGTATACGGCGAATTTCCCGCCAATACGAACGGGAGCACGATCTGGCCGAGGATGGCCGCTGTGATTGTCGGCGCCAAAACCACTGACGGAAATTGATTGTCATCCGTGAAAAGATTCACATTGATCGTGAATCCGCCACTATTGTTCGGAGCAACATTCAGCAATCGTAATTCCATGTACCAAGCGTCCTTGGTAGCCACCGTGTCTTGAAACTGAAATGTCCGGGATCTTAATCGGGACTGGTAGGGAAATGCATTGTCCAAAAACGTGGCCGCAAGCGTGGCATCCTGATCGTCCTTCCACTTGTTGACGTGGCCGGAGGTATCCCCCAGCAGTAGAACGTCCGCATTATTGGCACCAATTCCGTACGCCGTAGCGAATTGGGTCACATTCCACGTCGGGCTTTGCGGATTGTTCCAAAGCCCCATCCAAGTCTGAGTCCGGGTGTTGAAAACCAGCACCCCGGTATTCGTGGTTGCCCCGTCCAATGGTAGCGAAAATAAAATCCACTGTTTATAGCGCCACGCACTGACCAGGTTCGCGTACTGCCAGTTGATGCGATCGGTTATACTTTTGACGTGTTCAGAGGCAGGCGGAACAACCTCGTATTCGTCCACGCCGATGGCCATGCGCCGGACACTGCGAATGCCGTCCTTCGCCAGAAACATGATGTCATTGCCATTGATCGTGGCTGCTCGCGCACCGACACACCCGATTTCGCGCGTCAGATTCTGTACCGTCCATCCCGCCGCGCTTGTCGCAGTCGGGTCGGCGTAGACCAACCAGAGCGATTTCTGTTTCAGAACCAAAATCCAATTGTTCTGCATGGGGATAGCCGAGATGATCGGGTCCCCATCCCCTCCTCCGATTCGAACGCTCCAGATCACGTTATCCCAGGAGGCATTTCCAGCGGCTAGCACCAGCGAGCAACAGAGCGTGTCGTTGTTGTAATTTGTCAATCCATTCGGGAACGCCGTGGCGAACATCCTGCTTCCAATCCAGAAAATGACACCGGCCCCCATTGGAGGGTCACCAATGTTTCCACCTGTGCCAACATTCGTGCCGAGCTTCGTGGCGTTTCCGGTCCCGGTCCACTGAACCCATGGGTGTCCGTCAACGCCGTCGCTGACGTAAAGTTTGTCCACCCCTTGGGCAATCGCCATCCGTGTTGTCGATCCCCAATTGGATCCACCGGTGACGGTCACGGCGGACCATGCGCCTCCGACGTACGATGAAAAGATGGCGTTGCAGATTGCCACGATTCCGGGGGAGTACGCCGGTGGGTTGAACCAGAATAGCCCCTGAATAATACCGCCAGTTGGTGCGTTGTTCCCGGCAATCGGGTCCGCTCCTTCCCGTGTCCGTACTACGAGATTATCCGGCACTAGCATGTTTTCAAGAATCTGCGAGGTGTCTGACGGCAGATTTTCCGGGGTGTCGAAGGAATTCATCCCGCCACGGAAAGTCTGCACCCTTTCCAGTTGCACCGGGTCATCGAGCGTTTCGATGTTGATCAGCGGCATCGTTCCTCCTGAAGTCCGAATCGTGTCGCCATCCGGGCGCCCGGCCCCGCGTACATCCAGCCTTCGATACTCGCCGAAACCGCAAGGTTATTCAGCGTCGGATTATCGAGCGCCTTCGGCACGTCTCCGAGGCGGAAGCCAACGACGCTACCACCCGTAGAACGCGAAAGAGGATTACCACGCCGGTGCCGTTTGTTCCAGTTTTTCACCAGTATCCTTTCTGCTGGAAGCCAGCCGCGTTGTACGCTGTGTTCGGCGGTTCGACGGCAGGGATTATTCTCGGGTGCGCGGCCTGCTGGTAGACTTCGGCCTTTTTAGCCTCCAAAAGTAGACCGGACCCTTCTTGTATGAGAAGTTGAGACTTGGCGTACTGCCGTTGTTCCTGAAGCATGTCCGCTTGGGCAAGAGCGATCAGAACATTGTCCATGCCGCGTAGCGCCGAAACATCTTCGTCTTTCACGAAAGGCGACATGGTTCGTTTGACCAGCGCCCGCAGGTTGATAGCGTTCAGCGGCGTCTCCATCAACTGAATCCTGCAACGGAGCAGTGCTGATGTGTCCTTTGGCGCCAGCGTAAGGTAGTTGACCGGATTATTATTCGGTTGCGTCATCACCGATACCGGACCTGCTGTGACCTGCTTGGTGAAGCTCGTGAGTTCTATCAAGTTGCTAGTGATACCAATTCCGTTGACATTCGATGTCGCAGTGAAAGTCAGATCCAAATCAAGCACATTGGAACTGGAGTCTACGCTACGCGCGTGGCAGGTCTGGCCAACGTCCTGTGCAGCGCCTCCCAACGTGCCATTGACAGCGTAGAGCGGTGGCTGCTGAGTGCCCCATGCCAACACGCACCTTGGCAGAATGTAGAACGAAAGCGCCGTCCCCGACACCTGAAAATCATCCAGATCATTCTGAAAATACTCCTCCGGACTCGTCACGGTGTAGCCCCGGCTGTGATCCCGCACGGCGATGACCTTTTCCGCGATGGCCGGGAGCAGCCACACCCCGATGGCATCCAGCCCGTTATTGTTCGCCGCGTTTGTTGGGTCCAAGGTGGCCGTCAGGATAACCAGCGAATCCCGCCAAAGATCGTTGTCCCAAATCATCTGATACCGAGCCGACAGAAAGCCCTTGCATAGCGCGATGCTATTCGGGTCGTTGGCCCGGACTTTTCCACAAACGTAGGCTGCGAGCGCGGCGAGGTTCATCACTTCACGTATTTGGCGTAGATACGCATTTTCCAATTTGCTTCAGTCATGTCACCAATCACGCCAGTCCCTTTGTTTAGCACCTCAATGGTAGTCGCCGTGGATTTCCTTCTCAGCGTGACATTGGTTCCATCGCACACCACTTGGAAAATCTGGTAGGACACAGTTTTTTCAAGGCAGTCTTTGACGTCGATTTCATCCCCGGCTGAATATCCGAGTTCACCCGTCACGTTGACGTATACAGCCCTCACCTCCGTAGGACAGAGCGGGAAACCGTGAGCTTTCGTGACCGCACCCCCAGCCGCAGGAATCGCGTTATTTGTACCTGAATCGTAGGTGTTGACCTGCGCTATCGCGTTTCCTGATCCAATTGAAACTCCAGCAGGAACGATTTGAAATATCTGGTTCACGCCATTGCTTGAAATGGTGAAATTAACGGCCTGAACATTGGTATTTCCAACCCCACGCGTGATAGTCATTATAGCTCCTCCGGGATTAGAAAAACCGTCGTCCCAAACATTTAGCATCATCTGTCCACCTGTATTGAGGGACCAATCCCACGCCCTAGCTCCGGCAGCCCCGCTGCTATCGTAAAATCTGAGAGAAGATTTGCCGCTCGAATTTCCCCCAATTGTAAAGTAGTTGGACGTTGAGCAATTGGTAATCGTAGTCCCTGACATAGTGCCGTTCGTCACATTGCCCTGGAAAACAAAATTCGTTATCAGGACATTCGTAAACACCGCGTTGCTGATCGAGTAAAGAGTGAACGTGCCGATAGAATTCGTCGCCAGCGCAAACTGGTTGGTGTTCATCTGTAGACCGTAGTAGAGCAGATTTGAAATCGTCGTCTGCCCGAGGATCTGCCCTGCATTGTCCAAAACAAGGAGGCTGAAACTATTCGAAATTCCACTGGTATAAGGCGTGCGCCCCGCAATCAAATTGGTATTTACCAGAAATTGACCATAAGTGGTATACTCGTAAATCCCGCTTGAATTGTTGAACATCAGAATGATGTCGTTTGCGGAACTCGGATTCCCTTGGAACGCCTTCCCGGTGTAGAAGCTGGGATTGATGGTCCCGTTCAGGGACCCGTTTAGCACGGCGGCATTGATGTTGTCCCCATTTTGGAGTGGACGGCCCAGCGGAAGTCCCGGCGAGACGTCGGCACCATATGCTTTCGACAGAAGAAAGGCCGTCAGGCCACCGATTGCCGCGTATTTCAGAAATGTTTTCATGGTACAGTGCTCGTCCACTCTTTGCTCCACACTCTCTTGAGGTGATCCTTTGAAAATCCATGCTCGCGTTCGAACTTGTCGAAATGCTGTGAAGGCTGATTACACTCCAATTCCCGGAGTGCGCGCGGCATGGCCTGATCGACATCCGATGGATTATCGAGCTTCCGATGTCCGTAGATGCGGGAGACCGCCTGACGGACCAGATACGGCGGAACAGAATCGCGATTCTGCCATGTTCGGAAATGTTCCTCGATCAGTCCCGTTTCCGTGTTGAGGTAGTCGTAAAGTGGCATATTAAGGTCCAGGTTCAACGAGGAGCCATGCGATGATGGCATTATCGGTTGCGGCGGTGCTGGTAACGGTAAACGAAACGCCTGCCGTCTGGGCGGAAATGTACGGAATGCCGAGCGGATTCGAACCCTTGGCAGCAACCGATAGGAAAATCCTGGTGTTCGCCGTAACCGTTGTGCTGGCAATGGTCATCGTTCCAGCAGACAGAGCGTTCGCCCCCATACTGGCATTGCTGGTATAGCTGCCGCCGCCCTCTTTGATACTCAACTTGTCACCAACGGCTGGAAGCAGGGTTGTTCCCGTGAGGCTAGCGTTTGTACTCTTTGATCCGCTAATATGGTGCAGACCATTCGCATCGAAAACGAATTGACTCGCGTCCGGAGTGGAACTTGATACCTGCCGTGATCCGTTGAACGCCGCCATGGTCGTTGGCGTGGTGTTTGTGATAGTCAGAGTGCCGGGAACGTTCAGATCATCGAGCGATGTTCCCATGCGCATTTGATGGGCAGCGGTTGTGATCCCATCATTAAACGCAGAGGAATTATTGTGATTCGCGGAAACAATTGACGTGGCTCCAAACGCCGCGCCGTGCGTAGCTCCTGCCCCGACGTTCGCAGCGGCTCCGACGGCGGTTCCATTCAGTCCTGATACAGCACGATTGCCTACTTGCACGCTTCCAATGTCGCCAGCGGCATCCCTCGCGTCCAAATTCGTCAGGATAATCCCGCTCTTGGCGTGCAGCTTGGTGTCGTACGTAAACTGATTCCCATCGATAGCATTCGTGAAAATCGGCGAGCTTCCATTCGTAAACGTGATGACCGGCGTGACAAGAACCAGATTCGTGAACGCGGCACCGCTACCAATCCCAATGACCTCCTGATTCTGGGAAAACTGCGCTGGGTTGAACCGCTCGAACTTGCCGATGCGGCCACCGGTGGACTGAGCGTAGATCGCGCAGCCAACGAGAATCACGAGGGCGACGACTGGAAATAATCTTTTCAAAACGACGCCCCCAATCTCGCGTAGGTCGCCGCGTGGTGGTCACGCAACAATTCGTCGCGATGTTTTATGGCCGCCCGCCAGAGTCCTCGAATCCATAGCGCAAGCCGCCAGTGCCATCCTGGATTCCAGTGCGGGCGCCCGTGTCCATCCCATTCAATGACATCTCCCCGGTGCGGCAGGAAAATGATCGACCGCGGAACGATGTCCAAATAGTTCACTCCGCGAATCCAGGAGAGACAACAATTTCGGATGTTGTCCACGACTCGGCCAACGCCGACCGGAGGCTGTCCGAAAGTGCGAATATGCGCGGGTTTGAGATCCCACTGCGCGCGGACAGCGATCGCCCCGCCTGCGGAATGGCCCCATAGCACCAACGGAGGAACGCAGAACGAGACGAGATTCAAAACACGCTCGCAAACGGACTTCCACGCCCGGTCAAACCCATCATGCCACCCTTGGTCAGTCACAAGGCAATCCGCATCAATCATCGCCACCTTGAACGATTCCGTTCCCCGGAATCCGCAAAAGGTGTAGTCCTTTCCGAAGATCACCACGCAATGGGTATCGGTGGATAGCTCATGAATCCATGCGATTGATCCCCGGTGACCGTGCTGGTGTCGGAATCGGAGTTCGCACGCGGCATCGTCCTCGCCGGGCGCGCGGTAAACGTCCAAGCTCAACTGCGAGCAGATTGCTATGAGTCCGTCTTTCATGATCTCGGGTGCTCCTCAATCTGACCTTCGTAGAATCCTCGGCAACAAAGGGCGACCAAACAGCCGATTGACCACAAGGCCAGGGCGCACACGGCGATTGGCAGCGCGACCAGGAGAGCGAATGTGAATCTCAATTTCGGAATCAGCCACGCGAGGCAGTTTTTGGCGGTGACGCATAAGGAGTGGGTGGCGCAGCGGGCGATAACCGGCCAAGTAAATCCGCCATGAAGTTCCGCAGCGGCTACTACTGGCCAACCGAAAATACAGAGTCGGCGGATCGGAACACCACATGCCGCGCACCGTAGGATGAGTCTCGCCAACACTTCCTTTTGCTCCTCGGAATTCCTCCCTTTTGAGCAATACCCATCCGCGTGAATATTCGCCGTCGCGATCACTTCCGGAACGAAAATAGCGCCACTCGAAAGCCCCTGGCAGGCCATCCAATCCGAATGCCACTTCAACTCCGTATCGAATCCACCGAGTTCCTTGAGCGCCGACGTTTTGAAAATCGTGGCATTGCTCGCGGGTTGCGTTTTGCTTCCTGCCTTCCACGCGAATCCGGTTTCCACTTCGCGGAAGATTGATCGGCAGTGGACCATTGGCGCGTCCGGGTTAGATTCCGCTGCGGCCATCAGCGTCTCAACGAAGCGCGGTTCAATCCGGTCATCTGCCGCGGCGAAATAGATGTAGTCGGTTTCGGACATTTCCAACCCGTCATTCATCCGGCACACTACCCCCGCATTTTCAGGCATCGGAAGGACATCGAATTGTTGATGTCCCGTCGCGTAACGAATGGCGGTGGCCAGCGAACCATCAACGGAATGGTCGTCTATGATAAGGACGCAATCAGGGATACGGGTCTGCGACTTAATGGCGTCCAGACACCGCGGCAAAAGCCCGGCCATGTTGTAGACCGGAATGACGATGGTGAGCGTTTTTCTCACGGCAGTTTCACCGGAAGCGTGTTGGTGGCCGAAGATGGCGTGGTCGTCGGCGGCTGTGGCGAGTGCGGATTACTCACACTGACATCGGTATTCTGATTGATCGAAACTGCCGCTCCGCCAAGTAGCTGTTGAACGGCTGTTTTTCCAATTGCGAATGTCCATGTGGTTCCGGCGCGTCCAAATATTCCATTTCCGGCCTTGTCTTCCGCCCGCGTGATGCCATCGGGTACGACATAATCGATTATCGCACCGCTGGAATTCGTCGTGTAGACAATTGGCATTACCGCGAATGAGAATTGCCCCCATTGAATTCCAGCCTCGTACATTCCCGTCAACGGGTTCTGAGACAGCGCTATTTTTTGCACTTTCATAGTCCCGGTTACGCTGTGCGCCACCGGAGGCTTCTGCAAAAGTCCGTGGGTTGAGCACCCGGTCAGGGCGACGATTAACAATAGGATCAGTGTTTTCATTTTGGTGGTTCTTGCGGCGGGATAGGGGCCGCGCCCTTTTTTGTGTCGGTGTACGTGGAATCGATAAAAGCGGTTGTGACGGACCCAAAGACGGCGAGCACCTTGCCGCCGAATGACGCCCAATCCGTCCACAAAAACGCCGTGCCATGGAAGAAATCAACGATGATCGCGGCCATTCCGGTTGAGAGCATGGCGAGGTATTTGAGGTAGGTGACATTCCATTTCCCGAAATGCTCCTTGCAGATATCCATGGCGGACTTCTGAATCTCATCCTTCACAAATTGTTTTGTGTCGTCGGTCATCGCTGGCCTCCAATCCGTTCCAGAATTATTTTAGTTCGCTCGTCAATTCGCGAAAGCATGTCCTCGCTCGCCTTGGAACGCATTTCCAACGCCTCGATTTTCTTCTCGGCTGCCTCAATCCGAAGCGGAATTCCCGCGAGCCAGATGAACAGGCCACCGAGCGTGACGGCGATGAATGCCAGTCCGCCGACCCTCGCGATCGAAAATCCAATCCGATCATTTTTAGTTTGAAATGTCGTTTCGCCCATAATCGCTCCCTATCGCCGACGTTTTACCAACTTGAAATGCTCCAGGATTCTCAGAAACATGTGATCCTGAGCGGGATTCTTCCGCACCAAGCTGCATACACCGTAGCGTTCCAGTGCCGACCATTGAGTATCGTCCAAAGCCGCAGCACTGAGAATGGTCACCGGAGTATCCGCGAGTTTCTCCGCAAGCGGTTCCGTGCGAAGTCGGCGGAACACTTCGATTCCGTCCATCCCGTGCATGGCCATGTCCAAAAGAACGTGATCGATTTGACCGCTGAATGACTCCATGAACGCCAACGCATCGGGTCCGTTGCTGAATGGAAATATCTGGCACCGTGTTCCGCGAACCAGCAATTCCGACAACTTGAGCAACTCGCGCGCGTCGTCGATGTAAACCACGATGGTTTTTCGCCGCCAGAATCGAAGCGATCCCAGGTTCAGGTTTTCGATGTTGAAAAGCGTCATTCACGGAGGGTTGACGGAATTGGTGAAATTGGTGGTGTAAGGCACAAGCGCAGCACGCTCAATCGTCGTCAGTTTGTTGGTCTCCGCCAGCGGCACGAGCAGCCCGCAGGCGACCCCGTTGGTAACGGGCATGAACCAAAACTTGGTGCCATCTTTCGGGTCCTGCCCGCACCCGGCGGCCGTCGCAATCTGCGCGCTCCGGTTCGTCGCGAGATTCCACGAGGCGAAGGTGAGCACGTTGTAGTTGGTGGCGATGACCGACTGAGCCTTGACCTGCGCTTGGCAGGCTAGGCACACGAAAAAGAATGCGAGGAAGGTTTTCATGGGATTCCGGTGTAGATGTTGTCCAGGGCGGTGCGGGCTCCGGCGGCGTTGTTACCGAGCGCCTTGCTAAATGTGATCACGCACCAGACCAACCCGTTCCAGCCTTGTGCGGTGTTGTTGTTGTACCCGGTCCCAAATGCCGCTGGATTGGTTCCATAGCCGGAATCCGTGACAGCCTGTTCGTCCGCACTACCGTTTTTGAAAAGGTGATCGGTGCCGTCGTAGCTAGCGTCGAAAAGATAAATGGTTCCATTTACGAGAGCAGTCGTTTGGAACTTTGCGGCGTTGGCGCGCTCAATTCCGAGTTGTCCACCAGCGCCCTTTTCCAGCAGCCCCCATCCGGTCGTCATGTTGTCCGGGTGAAATATTCCCATGTAGGCGATTGCCGCTGTCTGTTTAGCCACCGTGAAAACGTGGTAGTTCGCCGGAGCAGCGTAGGCATTCGCATTCGTCACCGTCATGAAGGCGTTCGTGAATCCGATGCCCGGAATCGAGTTCTGCAACGCCACATACGCACCACCGCTGATGATCACCGGCTGGCTTCCGGCGGTCGCCTGAACCATGTCGAGCGTCGGAGAGCCGTTCGTGTCCTGAGCGTAAATTCGGGGAAGCAGGCCGTTCACCCCGGCGCAGAAAGTCAGGGCGTCCTGTCCGCCGCCGCCGCGCGTCGCGTTCAGGGAACCGACGGTGGCGCCTTGGTAGAAATCTTTTTCCGTGTTCCCGCCGCTCTCGCGAATCCTGACGAGTGGACCGGTGTACGCCGTCCGAAGCAGGATAGTCGCGTAGGCGCTGCTCGTGTTCGTCGAGTAGGTGTCCAGGAAAAGCGTACCGCCAGCCGCCGGGGTTACGCTCCCGAGAAACGCCAGATCCCGAGTCGTCTGCGTCTGCCCATGCGAGACCGCGCAGAATACCGCTAGAAATAATGTCAGCAAACGTGTCATGGCTGGACTGCGTACGCGGCCACAACGTTGGCGTCCGCCGCGCCATAGGCCGTGAGGCTCAGGATTGCGGTTTTGTTCGCGGCGATGGACGCTGGGGCCGCTGCGCCGACGAAAATCCAGCCGCCTGGGAACGTGAAATTGCGCGAGGAATTGTCGGCGAGAATCTTGATGGTCACCGCCCGGTTTGCCGCGAGGTTCGAACTCGCGAACGTCTCGTTTCCCGTCAAGGCCAGAGTTTTGAAACCGTCCCCGGAGAAGTCCACCGTCACAGTAGCCGCATAGGTCAGCGTCGATTGATTCAGGTACACATTCGCGTAGGTCGGCTTGCCGGTCGTCTGGACGGTCTGCGCGGTGTCCAAAGATCCAGCCGTGAGCACCAGATTTGCAGTTGTGGTTCCATTCGTGACTGTCTGGTCTGCGGCAATCACGGCAATCTGTGACGCGGTGGCGTTCAGCAGCTTGAGGGAATTGGTCGCCACAAGACTTGGTGTAGTCGCTGCACCGTTCATCGTGGTGGTTCCCTTGTTAATCACGGCGTTGGTAACCGTGAGGCTATCCACCGAAAGCAAGGCATTGACACTGCTGGCATTCGTGAGCGTGGCCCCGGCGGCAGTGATCGCGGTTTGAAATGCTGCCGCATTGGATACCGTTAGACTATTAGCGGTCGTGGCGCCTTTTAACGTATTCGCATTTGTGGAAGTCAGGCTATCAACGGACAGCAGTGCGTTGACCGAACTCGCGTTGGTGGAAACGAAACTGGTTTCCGTCACCGCTCCTTGGAAGGTCCCGGTCCCCTTCAGCGTCGTCGCATTGGTCACCGTCAGATTGTCCGTAGTCGTTGATCCATTCAATTTCGAGGCATTGGTCACCACGACATTATCGAACGTTCCGCCGGACTGGAACTGAGCCCCGTTAGTGACAATAAGGCTCCCGGTAGCCGTCGAGTTCGTGACATTCAGTGAGCCGAGTGACTGCGTGACGATGTTGGTGGACTGCGTAAACGAAGGTGGAACCACATTCACCTGTCCAAATGCAATCACCGGAATCGCGAGCAATAGCAGTAAAGTTTTCATTGCGCCAGGTACACCGCGTTGAACCACCCGCAGTTGGTCGCCGTAAACGTGATGTCCGTTGTCGATAGCCCGATCACAATCCCATTCGTGAATCTCACGCCACCATCCACGGTGTAGGAGGCCGTCTGGTTTCCAACCATTTTGATCGGTGGCAGGGTTGGGGCTGTACCGTTGGCCGGAACAGCGTTGGTGTCGAACACGAGCATGTAAACCGTAGCCGTTGTGTTCGTGCTATAGGCAACCAGATTGTAGCCCGTGCAGTAGCCCTTGAAGGCGATCAATGTTCCGCCAACCGCCGTGCTGGATACTGTCGCGGTCGGCGATCCGGCAACTTGCGCGCGGGCCTTGTCGGGCATCCATACCGCTAAAAATACCATTGCTGCGATCCACGCGATCAACAGCGCAAATGGCATCGCATCGTCTTTTAATGAAGTTCTCAACATATCAGTACCCTCCTTGCGCGGATGCCGCCGTGTCGGCGCTCTGAGCCATGTTCCGCATTGAATCCTCGTTGTCCGCGTCCGGGCCTTTATCGGGCTCCTCGTTTTCGTCGCCGACTGGCTGGCCGTTTACCTCGGTGGGCGAAACGTAGACGTTCCCGCCTTCCACCTTGGTAACCTTCGCCACGCAATCGAACCGGACCTCGTCCCCAACTTCGGGAGCCACCTTCTCGTCCCGCTCGTTCGCGGTCGCCACCGTGTCTTGAGGGAGGCACAGTTCTCCGACTTCATCCATGCCTCCATCTTTGCCGTCCTTCTCGCCTTCGTCGCCGTCCTTCGGGACGCCGATCGCGATTGCCAATCCTGGTTTGCTCATAAAATCGTTTGGGTTGAGGCGGCGGGTGTTGTTGCACCCGCCGCCATGTTGCTTACTGGCTTGGTCTCACGTAGTTTCCTGAAACGTGGATATTGATGACGTTCGTACCGATTCCGGATGACTCAATGAGCATCGGCCACGATACCGGTGGCGTTGTCCCGGCGGCAACTGGGAGTGACCAGATTGGCCCGGTTCCATTCCCAAGGTTGATGGTCCCGCTACCAATCGGTATCGTGCTCACCAGGGCGCACCGGTAGAGAATGTCGCCGGGCCCTGTGGCGCCCGTGGTATTGCTCGAAAACGTCACATTGGTGACGCTCGTGTTGGTATTTGCAACCAGTCGCTGGTACGTATTCGCGTTCGTCCCGGTCATCGAGTAGTAAATGCAGACCGTGTTGCTCACGAAGTTGGTGCCAATCGTCACCTGTACCTGATTGGTCGCCACCGCGCTGGCCAATGTCACGGGTTGGGCTTCGTTGATGCTGTAAAGCTTCAACACACCGCCGGTGACCGCCGTTCCTGCTCCAGTCTGCGCTGCCGCCTGATCGGAGCTTGCGCTGATAAACGTCACAACGGGCCGCCCCTCGCCGGGAGGGACGACCGCATACATGAGGTTCGTGTTGACCGCCGTGCCTCCCACCCCGAATGATTTGAGGGAGACAACTTGCGATTGCGTTTCGAGGGCGAGCATTGCCAGTGCCGCCGTGATGAGGATTTTGATGATTTTCATATTCGTGTTCAGTTGAATTCTGGTCTGTTCGGTTTACACGAAGCTGGATTTCGACCGGTACAGGACGAAGTGAGGCGGATCATCCCCCACCGCCAGGTTCGTGATGAGCGCCACGGCGCCCCAGTAGGCTTTCCAGCCGAGGGTCGTGAATTGGTTCAACGGGTCGGATTTGTCCGGCTTATTGTTGATGATGATCTGGGGCTTCATCGGGCTCGTTGTCTTGGTGAGCTTCGGAGTCCCATAGGCGCCCCTTCCGATAATCATGGTCGTAAAGATCGACCCGGCGGAATTGTAGGTTCCGTAGACAGATTCGACGAAGGGATTGGTTCCTTCCACGTAGCGGATGCCGTCCAGGGTGATAACCTCGTGTTTGTATAAGGTCTCCTGCTTTCCGTACTGCGCGGAGAGTATCCAGGTCGGATCCTTGCGCACGTCATGCATCACCTGCGGTGGCAGTACTCCCACATATCCGCCATTCATGCGCGGCACCTTGTGGCTCATCAATTGCGTGGCACAGGCCAGCGCGGCGTTGCGCGAGAACGAGGCCCCGGCGGCCGGAGACAACCCGGCGAGTGACGTGAAGTCGGCGGCACTGTTACCGGTGTTTTGGACGCCGGAAAACCGTTCGTAGTTGCCATTCGAGTTATTCAACCCGGTGACAATGGCGTTGCGGGTGATGGTGTCGAAGTCCAGGGCGGCGTCCTCGACCAGCGTGTCCACGTTCTGATTCAGCCAGTTGAAGATGTCCGTCCATTGCAGGATGTCCGAGAGCTTCGCCGCCTCGCCGCGTTGAGAGAGCGTGCAATCGACATAGCCTGATGCCACTTCAGCGTAAGCGGCGATTGCGACGCCTTCGGTAAGCGGATTGGCATTTGCCCCTGCTTGCCGGCGCCTGAAGAATCGGATTGTTTTCGCCGCCATGTTGGCAGGCAGGTCCTCCGTCTGTGCGAACTGGTCCAGGACCAGCGTGTTTTCGATGGGATCAAGCAGTTTGCGCGAAAAATAGGTCTGCAACCTATTTGCCACGTCTGCTGGATTGGTAAGTGTCTGTGTTGCCATGTGTTTTGGGGACTGGTTTAGCGTCCGGCGTCTGCGGCCCGAACGGCGGCGCGGATTGCGCCTTCGTCATCGGGTTGATTGGTTTCCGGGAGTTGGCCGGCAGGCCCTCCTTGCGGTCCGACGCTCGTCAGCTTTTCCAGTTCTGCTACCCGCGCCTGCGCCTTGGACAAATCCTTTTCCAATTCCGGCACACGAGCCGCCTGCAAACGAGCGGTGGCCACGCGCGCCAAATGCTCCCACGCATTGGGATGCGTGTTCCAAACGTGAGGGTCTTCACTGACAATCTTCTGCGCCTCCAGGTTGAGCGGCGTGCCCGGCTTTCCCAAGTCGGGCGTCTGGCCGAGCGCGCGAGCAAGCGATTCCTGTTGCTGCGCCCCGATTCGGGCGGCCTGCTTTCGCTGCACTGCGGCGAGTTCCGGAGGATTGGCCTTGATATGGTTGGCCAGTTCAATGGCCTCCTGTTCAAGATCAATCCTGCCTTCCTCGCCGAATTTCTTGGCGGCAATCAGGTACTGCTCCGCCGTGAATTCAGGTTCAGCGGCGAGCGCGGCTTCCCGTTCCTGTTGGAACTTCTGGCGTTGCTGCGCAAGTTCGGCCTGCTGGGCCTTGAACGCTTCCTTTTCCTCGTTGAGCGCCTTCCACGATTTATCGCGCCGGTCCATTTCCCTGGCGTAATTGCTCTTTTTGGCGTTTGGATCATCAGCCGGTTTGGTTTCCGGCGTTTTGCTGGCGTCTGGTGTGCTGGAACTGTCTTTGGGTTTGGCTTCGGCTTGGGCTTCGGGCGTTTCAGGCACCTTGGCTTCCGGTGTCTTCGGTTCGGGGGTGCGGTCCCCGTCGTTCGCACTGGCATTCGGAAAGTCCCGGCTCTCTGCCGCGTCAAGTTGCGCGGTCATCGTGGCCAGTTCATCCGGCGATGCGTTAATTTCGAAGGTATCGAATGACATGGTTCCTGTTTGTTTTATGGCGCGTAATGTTCAGCGGGATCGAATGCGCCTGCATCGGTCTCCTGTTTTTGGCCGGGTTGCGGAGCGGCCTTGTCCGGTGGTTGTCCGTCTTGCAGCGTGGACTTGCTGGAAAGTGATTTGAGATATGCCACGCACCCGTGCCACCCGGCAGCGTACCCGCTCATGTAGGGAGTATTTTGATGGGACAATACGGCGCGGCGATTCTGATATTGCTCAAGATATTCAAGGGCGGTCATCAGCTTTGATCCAGCCTCGGTGTGCTTAAAAAACCGGTTTACCTCGACGTCAAGATCGGTGCTCCACTCGGGCTGTTCCACGGTTCCGAATGGGAACAGATCCCGCCGTGCGTCGGCGAGTGCCTGCTCGGCGTCGGCCCGTTCGCGTACCGCTTTTGAATGAAGCTCGGTAATCACCATCAAATTTTCCTTATCCCTCACGGACGAGACGCAGAAAATGCAGACAGTCGCTATCAGACAAAGTACGAATAGCAGCATGACAATAAGGCCGATCATTTATTCCTTTTTGGTTCAGGTTTCACGGGGCATTTGAAAATCCATGCTCCGGTGGGTATAACCACAACGAGTTCCCATCCTTCGCGACCCAACAGATTGAGCGCCAGAAGATCCGGGGTCCCGAAATACTCGATTTTGTATTCCCATTTCATTGGGCGGGTGCGGCTGGCGGCGTTGGCTGCGCGTCTGGCACCGTTCCCGCAACGAACGGCGCAATGACCTGATCGATGGTTTTATCAAGCGTCGCGCCCGCGACTACCTGTGCCGGGTTCGGTGTTACCGTGGAACCCACCGGCACCATATGGTCAACCCCCGGCTCGTCCGGCGTCGCGTGCGATACAAAAGCCAGCGCCAGTTCGCCAGTGTCCTTAACGAACGCCCGCTGAAAGGTGGCGTCAGGCGGCAGCGCGTCGGTGAGCACGTGGGTGCCACCGAGGATCAAATGCGTTACCTGTTCCGGGGTGAGTGTGATTCCGAATAGTTTCATTGGAGTGCTGCTGGTTGGCCTTGAATCGATTGGGGCATCTGCACCACGCCGGGAGGTTGCGCGCCCATCGATTCAAGTTGTTTGATTTGTGGGATGAGTTGCTTCGAAGCCGCTGGATTCTGCTTCTGCAAATAAGAAAAGTGCTGCGTGGCGTTGGCCACAATCGCCTGATGGATGGCCGGATCATGCGGAACGTTTTCAGACGCCTGTTTGTGCAGCCACATCAAATCCATTTCGATACAGACCTGGTGATTGTCGTTCGGCGAGACCGGCACCGGGTAGCCCTCCGTCATCACGAGGATTTTCAGGATTTGATCCATTCCGGTTTGCTGTAGGCCGACGTCCTGGCCGATAAACAGGGATTTCACCAGCCGGGGATCGTCCGCCGTCAACACGTCCTTTTTTAGGTTGTCCTGATTGATCGCCGGATCGCCACGGTACAGCTGAAGCCTCGCCGTCGCCCGTTGTACCCGCGTGTTTTTGTTCCATGAATCCGGGGACCCATCCGGCTCGATCATATACGACTCGGCCAACGCCTGGCGGGGAAGCACCTGGCGATTGCCAGCCGAATAGTAGGCAATCTCGCCTTGCTTGTGCTGCACCAATATCGCCCAGCATTTGCGGAAGAATTTCGCGCAGGACTTCCGCACGAACCGCGCGGGCATTTCGATCTGAGTTTGCCCCAGCCCAGCCTGATAGTTCACCTGCGTGGCCGTTACGCTCTTGTCGCCACCGCGATTCCCCTTGAGTTCATCCGGCGCCAGACCGGCATCCGGAACACTCACGTACTGCTCCGCAGTTGATCGGACAATCTGCATTTGCTCTATGATCTCCCGTGGCACTGGAGGCATGACTGCGGGCTTGATTCCTTTGGGAAGTAGTTCACCTGGTCCCAACCGGAAATTAACCATGTTCGGCGGAACCGGGTCTTCCGAAGTGAATAGCGGCTTGGAATTGTACTCAAGCCAGTCGAAAATCAGGTTCCAGAGCTTGCACAGCGCAGATTCGAATGGCGCCAGCAATTCCACCACGCCGCGCGGCGAGTACCAGCCCTCATCCTTCACCTCCATCTGGAAGCTCTCGAATGGCGGGAAATATTCGCCATTCATTTTGTACGGAACTCCGAAAGGTTTTCGTAACTCAAGTTTTGGGCGCGTCGGGCTATAGGTGTAGACCGTCCAGCCGCCTTTCGTCTTTTCGTATACTTCCCAGACGATTATTTCGTCCTCATTCGACGAATACGTAAGCCCCTCGCGAAATGCCTTGTCCTGGTCCGCCGACCGCTGGCTTCCGTCATTCTGGCCGCCCAGGATCTGTTTGATCACCTCCTTCTCCTGGTTGTAGCGCGGTTCCCGTTCATACTGGCCGCGCGTCAAAACCTTTACGTCCACGAACCAGTCAGCTTCCTCGATGGAGTCCGTCCGCCGCGGCACGATGAAATAAAGCGGGTCCTTGGCCTCGATCACGAGCTTGTTCTTGAACGGATCCCAGTAGCACTTGAGAATCCCGCGCCCGGCCTTGAGCATGTGGAACATGGCCGTCGAAAACTTGAACTCGAAATCCGTGTTCTGCCGGATTTCCCAGTTGAAAAAGTCCGCCGCCGATTCGCATTGCGACGACAATTCCGCCGATTGCGCCGTGAATTCCGCGATCCGTTCCTCCTGAAAAATCTGGTTGTAAAAAAACGGCAGGAATTTCTTCAATATCCCATCCGCCAACGGAAAGTGCATGTCCGCTGCAAATGCAAATGGAGGACGTCGGCGCCGCAATCCCTCGTGGATCATCTGGTACCACACCCGCTGGCGGTTCTCCCACTCAATCCGCTGCGTAAGCGTTTGAAGAATGAGTTCGTGGAGGGTTTTCACATTAGCACCTTGTACCCGCCACTTCCATGGGCTCGTATCGCTGCGGCGAGTCCAAATATTCCTTGCCTTCGTACTCCTCCGCAGGTTGCCGCGCCAAATTGAAATTCCCGACGAACGGCCTCACGCCCAAGGCTCCCAGCACCGCGTCCGCCCGGTCCGGTGACTGAACCCCGCGCGCCCGTAATTCCTCCTTCGTCTCCATCGCCAGCCGGACCTCGTTCCCCACCTTTTTCCCTTTCGACCGGCGATTGAGTAGTTGCCCCTTTAATTCCTCGTCCCGCGGTAAAATCACCTGGCATTTCCGTACCTTGTCCGCCCCAGCAATCCAGTTCTCCGTGATCCGATTGGCGTACATGTCGCCGGAGACTGGCGCCGAGTTCCCATGGAACCTTCCAATCGGCCACCCATTAGCCGCCAACGTGTTGATGAAAAGTTTACCAATACCGTCGTCGTCCCCTTCAACCTCTTCCGGACGCAACCCGTGAACACGCTTGAGTTCGTTCAACCCATTCAAAAACCGCATCGTTGCCCGATCGGTGTCCTTGTCCACCCAGGAGTCCACAATCCAAACCATGTTACCGCGTCGAAACGCGATCACGTTTTCATCAATCCCCGCCGCGAAATCCAAAAACGCGCTCCGATCTGTTCCATTCCTCTCCGGCGGATGTTCCCAGCACAATTCGACGTCTTTCAAACTGAAAATTCCCCCCTCCACAAATTCCATGAATTCCGCGTCGATCGCCGACCGCACAATCTGCGATTCCTCCCCGTTCTTCCGAATCCTCCGTTCAATTGACTCCTTCGTGATGTGCGGGCACATCGACGCCGGAACCTTGAACCTCACCCAGTCCGCCCACGCCGGATCCGTGTGTGACTGGTAAAAATGCCCCTCCGCCGCCCCCGGCGAACTGAAGTACCCAATCTTCTGCGGATTGCACCTTTCATCCAACGCCAACGCCACGGGGTCCGGAACCGACTTCGCCTCATCCTCGATCACCATCAATGGCCGGTCCTTGTTCCCATGAAAACCTTCTGCCGCCAGCGGATTATCCGTCGAAAACGCCACTAACTGCGGCATCCCGCGATACATGATCTTCGTCGCCTGCACCTCGTACCCCGCCATCGCCGGTGTCGCTTCAATCATGGACCGAAGCGCCGGCATCAACTGCGACTCGATTTGGTTCCAGGATCCAGACGTGCAAACCACCCCACCCCCCCTTTGATCCCGCGGGAACTTCAAAATATGCTCGCAAATCACTGTCGGCAGTAACCGCGTCGTCTTCCCCGACTCGTTGCACGTCCGACACGTCACCTGCACTCTGTCCTTCGTGCCATCCCAATAAAACGCGTCCACAATCTCCTGCTGAATCGGGTACAGCGGTAGGCGCAAAACCTTCCGTGCAAACGTCGATGGCAATAGGTGGGATTTGACGCTCATTGTAAAATCCCCGCCGATACTCTCGCAGTCGCTTCTCGGTCCTGTAACCCGTGCGTGCCTGCTACCATGTCGGCGGTTAAATTGGCAGGGCAGGATGGATTCTCACCACCATCTCGGGGCCATTCGTCTAAAATTGGCTGCCCCGCGTGCTGGATTTGCACTACCGCCCTGTTGAAATTGGTTGCAGGTACCGGAGTCGAACCGGTTATCGAGTTTATGAGACTCGCATCTGAGCCGTCCGATTCACCTGCGTCCCTTGAATTTGGCTGTGAAAAAATTTGAGAGGGGATGCCTGTACGCTCGACATGGGCCGGTGGGGGTGCCCCTCGGGTGGTGGCCCGGCGCCACGCCCTGACAGCCCGCGCTAGGTGAGAGAGCCGGTGTGGCAGACTGGCCGACGGACTGAATTGGGTATATTCACTCATATTCGCACAACATCACTTATATTCCGTTAGTTTCGTTGGAACTGGAAGACTTTACGTCGATTTGCACCCGCGATGCACCAGCAATCTCGTCCTGGGCCAGCTTGCGGAGTACCGCAGCGATCTGCTCGGCGGTCGGATCACTGTTGCCGCTCGCAAGCATAGTCTGGCTGAGTGCTAGCTGCACATCAGGCTGGCGACCGTAGTCCTCTCGCATCACTCGCTCCAGCGTCCACATCGCAGCAGCGGAGCCCTTGCCTCCGGACTCAGCGAGTGCGAGCAGCCTGGCACAGAGGTCTCGGCGGGCTCGCGCGCGTAGCTGTCTCAGAGTGTCGTCAGATCCTGGCCCTGTACCCGTGAGTCGCGACCATGTACCATCATCGATGCCATGAGCAGCGCAGGAGACCCTAGCGGATACACCGAGGACGATATCAGCGCAGATAGCGCGAGCGATAGCGAGGCTGATGGATTTGGCGATCACTGCTTGCGAATTACACCCGATTTTATGGGGAGTCAAGAGGTATTCGCACAATATTTTTCAGGCTGGAAACCACCACCTGTAGTGTAAAGCTTCAGCTTCAGCTTAAGATATACACTAAAGTCCACGGTTGACAGTCGTCGATGTTTGGTTGACATTTACGCTCATGACTGAGTCATTTGTGCCGATTTTCTCCCCGGTCATAAACTCCTCTCTTTGGGAGGAATCCGCAGCGACAAGACTTGTTTTTTTGACGATGCTTTCGCTCAAGGACAGAGATCATATTTTTCGCTGCAAAACCATCGAAGGCGCGGCACGCTCCGCGAACCTTGCGCTTGATGACGTACGCGCGGCGATCAATGTCCTTGAGTCACCAGACCGTCGAAACTCGGACCAGCCACACGAAGGACGCCGGATTGCGCGGACCCCGGAAGGATGGCTGATTTTGAACGGCCAAAAGTATCAGGACAAGATGCAGGAGATTTTTCGGCGCGGCTACAAGGCGCGCTGGATGGCGCAGCAGCGCGCCGTGAAAAAAGCTCGGCGCCGGCTCTCGCGGCCAGGCACTCCGCTGCCGGGCGAGACGCAGTATTGCGCAGCGCTAGCCGCCGGGGACACTGCGCGCGCGGATCGGATTCAGGATTCTCATTCCTGAGAAATCTCATCGCATTCTCACGTTTGCGAATCTAAACCGCGAAACAAGAATCGTGCCAACCTTTATAAGTTATTGTAACCACAACGAAACACGATTCTCAAAATTGATTGGCACGGATGGCGCTAAAGGGAAGGTATGAAATTGATCACACTACAGTCTGGCCCCGGAGAAGAAATCTACGTCTGCTCGGCGTGCAACGCCAAGATGGATGCAGGTAAAATCGTCATGCGTGACCATTTGGGCCGGCAGTACGCCACGACATGACGCGGCCTGGCGTACTATCGGCACGCACACTGCGATTGTTGCTCGGGATTGCGCGATGGGTCAGTGACGGAGAGTGGACTATGATCACCCTGACCCTCAAATCCGACGTGAAAGCCGCGGTGAACGCGCATTACCGCGACTTGGCGCCCAAGGAGCAGCTTGCGGAGATCGTGCTCATGCAGGCTTCCTCTTATCCGCTGGCCGACTATTGTCGGCGGAACTCGGTTCATCCACGCACTTTCCTCCTGGACCCGGCGCGATTGTCGGAGATCCTGGAGGCAATCCGAGCGGCTGGAGAAGCCGCAATAATCGAAATCAAAACATGAAACAAGAACTTGCAGAACTCGCCGTCATGCTTGGCCGTCGTATGGAAAACGTGTCCGTTTACACGACGGCGAAAACATGCGTTGAACTGTCGCGGCTCGCGACACGGGCGCAATCGATCGCCGTCGCGCTGTGCAATGGTGACATCACACAGGAGACGTTTGAAAAACTCAAAGAACGTCTAACGTTCAAAGCGAATACAATCCTTCAGCCATTCCACCTCCGAGCAGTCATCGGCGGAGACCCTCGCGGGCCGGTGTTTCGGTTGCATAACCACGGCGGAATGGTCGTGCGCGGAAACACGATGGGCGGTGATGAGGACGGATACGCGGTGGCCGCTTAAGCATGAACACCATGAAAACCATGAAAAGTGAACAACCCGCCCGCGAAGTCGGGCGCTGCCAGATCATCATAGAACGCGTGAATCAGTTTGACCCGAGATCCCCGCGCAAGCAGGAGCTTCGAATCGACAATCACGTTGTCTTTTCCAGTCACTACCTGAGCGGACTCACTGACAAAACGACGGACGAATACCGCGCCTTCATCGTCCTCGCCTGCAACAACCACGACCGCCTTGTCGCCGAGAACGCGAAGTTGAGGGAGGCGTTGGAGGCGTGCGCATCAGCGCTCGCCGGAACCGTATTGACTGACGGCGTTGAGATTTACACCACCCAAAGAAATCGCGATTGGGCGCTCAACAAAGCCCGCGCTGCGCTTGGCGGTAAATAAAAACAGGCATTCCGACCAATGTTTTCAGGTATACCGTACGGTAACTTGAAAATAGTTGTTGAATTAAAAACCGTTTTGTAACATTCTGTCACCAGTGAAACGCCACTTCAAAAAGAAACCAAGGCTCGTGACCTTCCAACCGACTCCACAAATCCGCGCGCGGCTCAGGGCTGAGGCGCGAGTTTGGGGCAGGCTCTCGGAGACGGTCAACCGCGCTTTGACCGCATTTTTCGCGGTCGATGAAGCACACAAAAAAGGAATGAAATGAAAACCAAAAGAATCAAAGGCCAGTACCGCCAAGGTGACGTGCTCGTTGAGCGCATCGCGAAAATCAATGAGGCTGTCACGCCAATTGCGCGCGAAAACGGGCGCGTGATACTCGCTCACGGTGAGGTAACCGGCCATGCGCATGCGATCGCCGACACAGATGTCGAAATGGGCGTCACCGAATCTGGCGTCACCGTCCTGGACATTGCGAAAGCCATGGCTGCGCTGACCCATGACGAGCATGGAAGGATCCCGCTCAAGCGGGGTGAACACCGCGTCATCCGCCAAATGGAGTATTCACCTGCCGTGATCAGAAACGTCGCCGACTGATATGATTACCGAGCTTCCACAAAAGGCGGCGGCGATGCTGCCAGCCATTCGCGACAAATGGTTGGCAACGGGCCTGCGAACGGTTCAGCCGGGCGACAAATTGCGCGCATGGGCGGGGATCAAAAAGGCGTACCGATTGGCTGGCCGCGCTGAGCCCAAGTTGTGCGTGTGGATGGATTCGCCGTATACGGCGATACTCGCGTGCGGAATATTGGCCAATGGTAGCGTCGATCAGGTCCGCGCTCAGGTCCGCGCTCAGGTCAGCGCTCAGGTCCGCGATCAGGTCAGCGATCAGGTCAGCGATCAGGTCAGCGCTCAGGTCAGCGCTCAGGTCCGCGCTCAGGTCAGCGCTCAGGTCAGCGATCAGGTCCGCGCTCAGGTCAGCGCTCAGGTCCGCGATCAGGTCCGCGCTCAGGTCAGCGATCAGGTCAGCGATCAGGTCAGCGATCAGGTCAGCGCTCAGGTCCGCGCTCAGGTCAGCGATCAGGTCAGCGATCAGGTCAGCGCTCAGGTCAGCGCTCAGGTCCGCGATCAGGTCAGCGATCAGGTCTTGGTATCAATTAGCGAATTCGCCAATTCGTCTTGGTTTTATTGGTGGCTGCCAGGTCAATTGAACGACTCCTTATGGCTATCCTATTTCGAGGCACTCAGAGACTACTGCCAATTTTCTAAACTTGATGGTTTGATCGAGGTTGCCAATTCCTGCGCGTTTTGCTGGACGTTTTCCGAAATCGTTATTTTCTGTGCGAGTCCAACCGAGATCCATCGCGACTCTCAAAACCGTCTCCACAACCTGAAAGGTCCCGCCATTGGGTTCGCCGACGGTTGGGGTGTGTTCGCTTCGCATGGAGTTCGTTTGCCCGCCTGGGTGATTCAAAAGCCCGAGATGATCACCGTGCAGGAGATCGACGCGCAACAAAACGCCGAAGTTCGGCGGGTAATGATCGAGCGTTACGGCCAGGCGAGATATTTGGTCGATTCTGGAGCTACTGAGGTTCACACAGACGATTTCGGTGTCTTGTACCGGAAAGAGATGCCCGGAGACGAACCGATGGTGATGGTCAAGGTCGTCAATTCTACGCCTGAGCCTTGCGCTAAATGCGGAATGTTGAAAACGGTACAGTTTGATACTGATGAATCAGACGATCCGATGGCACAATGCGTTTGCGGGTCGGAGCCCGTGTTCAAAGATTATTTCCTGCGCGTGCATCCGGATTTGAGGCCGCTCTTGCGGATCACGCCAACGCCGGTTTTTGGAGAACCTCAGCGCATGACGGCGAGGAACGCCGTGGCGAGCACATTCGGCAAACGCGGCGAAGAATACGCACCGGAGATTGAAACATGAAACTTTTCGACTTCATCCTATTCCTGATCCTTCTCGCGATGACGGGGAGTTTTATCGCGGCGGTCATGATGATTTCACGGAGCGGCGAGGTTTGCGCGAAACCAGCCGGGTCGCTCCGGTTTTTTCTCGGCAGGCCAATCCTGCCCGCTTCCGTGATTCAATTTGCTGGTGTGTCGGGTAGCGAGGCGTGTTTCGCCGCTGGGCTGAACTCAACGGCGAGTTCAGGCTGTTCCGAATCCAGATCAGGAGGGCGATTAAGTGAATCCATTTTGCCATCTAGCATCCCCGGACAGAACCCGCTCACATCGAGGCGTTGACAGAGACCGGATGCTGGCTGGCATTTTAACACTATGAGTGAATTCTACCGCAAGATCGAAGCTGTCGATTTTCAGAAAGTCGCCGGGTACTTCGCAAAGGACTTCAAGCCTCACGAAAAAGGAGAAAAGATTGTCGATGTCGAGGCTTTCTTCGATGCCTCCAAAAGCCGAGTTGTGTTTGTTCTCACCGTACAAAAACCATGAACGACCTGGCAAAACGCGAATCTCTCGCCGTTCAACCAAGCGGCGGTGAGCCGGAGTCGTCCGGAATGATGCAGCTTTACCGAATGGCCATTGAAGGCAAATGCACAGTGGAGACGATTCGCGGGCTGCGGGAGATCCACGTTGCGGAAAAGGCCGCTCAGGCGAAACGCGAATTTGACGACGCGATGGCGGCGTTCCAAGCTGAATGCCCGGTTATCCTCCGGACGGTGGCCGGTGCCCAGAATAAATATTCGTTCGCCCCACTCGATCATATCGTGGTGACCGTCAAGCCCATGCTCTCAAAACACGGCTTTTCGTACACGTTCGATTCCGATTGCGACAACACAAGCGCCACAGCGATTATCATCGTCAAGCATTCCGGACAGGGTGGGTGCCACGCGGAGACCAGCCGGGCACGGGTGCCAATTGATTCACGGAATACGCTCATGAGTCCAGCGCAGGCTGTTGCCGGGGCATTGACGTTCGCCAAGCGGTATGCCTTCTGCAACGCCTTCGGGATTCACACGGCGGGAGAGGATAAGGACGGGCAGGTTCCCCAGATCAAGGGCGACCCGATGAAACGGAAAACCGTCCCCGGTGACACAAAAGCGTTGCTCACTGAACTCTGGGAGACCCTTGAGACCGTCCGCGGCGACCAGGACAACTGGAAAATCGCCCAACGCTGGCTCGTTGACGAATGCGCGATTGACGTTCCGGTTAACAAGATGTCGGCGGATGAATTGCGGTTGGCCATAAGCAAAGTGAAAGGAAAATTGTGAGTCACTGTGAACTAATTCCATTCGTATCAGGAAAACCACAGGATGGCATTGAATTCTGCAACGCTTGGGGTGGCTCTGCCCGCATTTGGGATTCATTGTTCAAGGCCCACGTTCCAAAGAAACACAAATACGATTCGTGGATCTCTGACAACGGAGACGACCGCCGCCTTTGGGATTTGGCAACGCGCAAGGATCTTCCAATGTTTGAAAGGGCGATTCACGCCTTCACATTCGATCTGTTTTACGTCAGGCGCGAACACTTTTCTAGACTCGCCAGTGATTTGATGCTGTTCGCTGAAAAATATCCAGTGCCTGGGCGTGTTGACCACCTTCCGGCGTGGGCGAAATGGTTGGACGAAAACAGATCCGTTGAGGCGATCGGGCTCTACGGGACATCGGTCTCTGAAAACCCGTGGCGTAAATACGACGCTAAAACAGATGAAATGGTGAGTATTTCACTGAGTGAAGGTGTTGAGGTTTACGAATGGTTGGAACTATGACATTCCACAACGCAAAGCTGATTCCCGGCCCGGTTCCGACCGCAACCTACCTGCGGCAAGAACCCGGCGTGAAACGTGGAAATCCGGGCTACGTGATGTCCCGTTCGGACCTGATGGAATTCCTGCGGTGCCCGGCGAGGTGGAAGGCTGGATACAAGCAGGACGACACGGACGCGACGGAATGGGGATCGCTGGTTGACTGCCTGTTGACGTGCAGGGAAGCGTTTCCGGAGTTGTACGCGGTTGAGCCGGCTGAGTATGGCATTAAGGTGATGAGGTGCCCAAAGTGCGGATCTGAGACAGATTCGATGACCTGCCGGAAATGCAATTGCGAACGATTCGAATACCAAACAGCGAAGCCATGGAACAACAACGCTACCGAATGCATGAAATGGGCTGAAGCCCAAGAAGGCAAAACCGTCGTCAAGCAAACGATCGTCATGGAATGCGAGGCGGCGGTTGCGGCTCTTCGCGCGGATCCAGTCATCGCTGAACTCGTGGACGATTCGGATTTTCAAGTAATGATCGTCGGCGAATACCATAACAAGGAAACCGGGATTGTGGTTCCGGTCAAATGCCTCATTGACGGCGTCCCGAGAAGCTTTGAGAATTTGTGGGATCTTAAAACCGGTCGCAACGGATCCCCTGGGCTCTGGCCCCGCGTGGTGTTTGATCGCGCGTACGACATGCAGGCTTCGCTCAGTTTGGCGCTGTTCAACGCGGCCACGGGCGAGGAGCGAAACAACTTTGCGCATTTGGTCTCGGAGAACGCGGCACCATACCAAACCGCCCGCTACACGCTCGGGGACGATTTCCTGATGGCTGGTCGCGTCCGCGTCGAGGCCGCTCTATCCAAGTACGCGAAGTGCCTCAAGAGCGGGAACTGGCCGGGATACGAATCCAGCCTGATGACGGATACTGGCTGGATGGAGGTGCTACCAGCACCGTGGATGATGCCGAACGCCGAAGAGATCTACGGCAAGCTCGTAGTTCCGCCCGACCCCTATTCTGAAACCGATTTAATTCCATGAAATCCAAACCAAAATTCAAACCGATCACGCGAGGCAAGGTGCGCGAAGGAGATCAGATTCGGTTTCCGCATCCGCAGGGAGGATTTGGAATTTGGATTCCATGCACAATCGTCCAACGCGCTGCCCGCACTTCGTGGTTGGGTTGCCAATTCCGCCGACCGATCCGGGGGGAATCGAAATGAAGGAAAGGCCAATCTTATTCAGCGCGCCAATGGTCCGAGCATTGCTTGATGGCACGAAGACGCAGACCCGTCGTATTATTAAGCCCAATCATTGCGTAGCCCCATCAATGCGATTATCCATGGTTCCAGGCTGCCCCTACGGCGTTCCCGGCGACCGGCTTTGGGTGCGCGAGACATTCTGCCCGCAGATGAACGCAACCGATCGAACCCCGTTTTATCGATCCACTGGAGACGAATTGCCGAGCTGCCATAAATGGAAGCCTTCCATCTTTATGCCCCGCTGGGCCTCGCGCATCACGCTCGAAATAACGGAAGTGCGTGTTCAACGGGTGCAGGATATTTCGGAGGAGGATGCGAAGGCGGAGGGCGGTGGTTTCATCCGGGAACATCCTGATGCCGACGAAACCCTCAGTGACAAAAAGCTTTTTCAATTCCTTTGGGAATCGATCAGCGGTGAGACGTCATGGGACGCCAATCCATGGGTTTGGGCCATCACATTTCGAAGGATTGAGAAATGAAACTTGTATTCGAAAGGCTGTTTTGGGCTATGATGATTTTGCTGTGGACTGCAATATTTTCCGCTCTTGCCGTTTTGCCTTTGATCTTTTCACCACTAAATGGTCCAAATGACAATCTCAGCACTCGAATTCGCTCAGATGAGGGAGCGCACTGAAGCCGCGAGACGGCGGAAGCTGCTCGTAACTCAGTCCATTGAAGAATCTCAGGCGTGGATCGATTTGCAGGCGCGGGAGAATGTGAAGCCGCATCGCGTGAAACAATCTATGAAAAATAATACGCTCCGTGACGTTCCAGAAAAGGAGATTCAGGATGACATCGAGAAATATCTTCGCCTGAATTCGATTTACTTCGTCCGCTCGCGCATGGACCGCAAGACGACCACGGAGCCGGGAACGCCGGATTTTGTCATCTGTCGGCCATGCACTCCCTGTGTGGGTGACGCCGGATTTGGAATCACGCGGCCAGCACAGTTTATCGCCCTTGAAGTCAAGCGCCCAGGAGAACTGCCAACCTCCGAACAAACCGTGCACGCGCAACGAATCCAAGCGAGTGGGGGTAAATGGGCGGTAGTTCACTCTCTCGACGAAGCAATCAAAGCACTGCTGATACTATGACCATTTCAAAACAGGCGTTAGAGGCTCAACAAGCCATCGTTCGAGAGATGAAACTTGGCCCGACGATTACGAACATTGGCCGCGCCTTCATTCAAGATTGTGTTGAGTGCGCCATAGAAGCGCACGACGCCGCGCAGTGGAGGCCGGTGAGTGAGCCGCCAGATTGGGCTGGCCGTGTATGGGTTGAGACTGGGAGCTTTGGCCGTGAGGCGTTTGTTTACGACGGTGTGTTCTATAGCGATGCTACCAAGGTATTTAAGCTAAATCGAATCACCCACTGGCGCGAACTTCCATCCGCGCCGAAGCGAAAGGGGGAGTTGTGAGTGAGTCGCGTGATCGATTCGAGGAACAAGAATACGACCCGTTCAATGATCCTGATTGGTGTGAAGAATGCCAAGGTGAAGGTCGTGTTACAACCGCTGATTTTGAATCGTATTTTGGGGCTGACTACAAACCGTGTCCGAAGTGCCACGGAAATCCATGCTTTGGAGAGCCTCCGACAAGCTAACGCTATGACCCCCGAACAAATCAGAATTGCGGTGGCGGAGGCTTGTGAATGGAAAAGACATTCTATTGATGTGCGAGGGTTTTCTGGAGCTCTTCACAAAGAACATGGATGGATGTCCCCGCTTGGTTGTTATCAACGAGCAAATCAAAACGTTCCACCAAACTACCCCGAAGACCTCAACGCCTGCCATGAGATGGAAAAGACGTTGGGTATTATGACACTCCCAATCAGTCATCCGTTAAATCGAAAATGGAAACTATATGAATCTCGCCTAAAACGGATTTGTGAACGTGATGGCACTTTCATCACTCACGCCACCGCCCCACAACGCTGCGAAGCCTTCCTTCGCACCGAGGATAATCTATGACCCGCGAGACCATCGAAAAGCTAAAGGAGTTGGAGGCTAAATCCCAAGACTCTGATCGTGATTTCGTGTTCTTCCGCAACGCGCTCACTGTAATCCGGTGCGCGGAGGCTGTGATGTCGATTCAGTCGCTAGTGTCAAAAGGCCAGATTCCAAACGATCCATTGGACGCCGATGTTGTATGGACCGCGAGCAAGATAATCCAAGAACGCGACACCCTCAAAGCGGAGGTCACCACACTCAAGGACGAGAACGCCCGAATCGAAAAAGGATTCTCCGACCGCGAGGAAACGCTGCGCAAGCTCATGGCGGAAAACCATCGGCTGGAAATCGATAACGCAGGATTGAAGCGCGAATCCGTCATCTACCGAAACGAGCTTGAACGCCTTCAAGACGTGGTGAGCTTGGAGGATCACGAATCAATCGACCGCGTGATGAATCGTGTGGGGTTTGACTATCTTCCGAGCTAGGCGCTGAAATGAAATCCGGCGCTGAAATGAAATCCGACGAAAACAAAAAGGCGATCAGCGTCGGGTTGAGGTTGAACGATGTGGCAATCCGCGTTGAGGCGGTCAAACTCGCGATCGATTCTGGAACAATCACAACCCGTGATGCGATCACCGAAATACGGGTAGCGTTATCCGAACTTGAGCTAATCCTCAAACAAGTTCCAAAGCTGTGACCCAAATCGCCCAACGAATCCAAACGCTCCTTCCACCTGATGAGCGCTTGAAAACCGTGATTATCATCGCCGAGGTATCGCGCTGGTGGGCTATTCCGATAGACACTATTTTTGAGAGTCTGACCCGTGGGCGCCATGGCGGCGAATGGGTAAGCGACGCGCGAATGACCTGTCAGTCGCTTCTTTCTGACCAACTGACGCGACAGCGGGCAGCGTTGTTGTTTGGCAGATACGAATCGAGTGCGGCAGGATACGCGAGCAGAAAAGTCCGCTCCTGGCAGGAAACGAAAAGCAGAAAATGGGATCGGGTAGTGAAGATCCAGAACGCGGTTGAGCAGAGGCTGAAAGCATGTGGATAATTCCAAACCGACTGTCCTCAGCTTATGCGCAGGCGTTGGGATGCTCGACATTGCCGTGCGTACGGTCCTGCCACACAGCCGCGTTGCGTGTTTCGTTGAGTGGGAAAGTTACGCCGCGACCGCTCTCCTGGCGCGGATGGAAGAAGCGAGCATGGAGCAAGCTCCTATTTGGTGCGGCGACCTTGGAGGATTCGACGCGAAGTGCTTTCTTGGAATGGTGGACATCCTCATTGCGGGGTTGCCATGCCAGCCATACAGCACAGCAGGATCAAGGCAGGGCAACTCAGACGCGCGAAGCTGGGGGGATGGGAACGGTCCAATTCCGAACGCAGCCCGAATCATTTCCGAGTGTCGTCCCGCCGTGGTGTTCTTCGAGAACGTACCTCCCTGGATTCGGGGAGGATACTTCCGAGACTTTGGCGAAGAACTATGCCGAATGGGTTACGAACTCTGCTCGCCGTTCTTCCTCACTGCGGCGGCGGTTGGCGCATCTCACAAGCGCGAGCGAGTCTTCGTCATGGCCTACCTGCCGGGGAAACGATTCCGAGAAACGCGGCGACATTGGCAACGATCCACGGAACGGACTTTCCGCGGCGGTGAATTGGCCGTCACCACGGGCCGAGGATTCGGAGAGTTGCGGCAATCACCCGTCGTCGACGGACAGTCTGACGGGCGCCACGTCGAAATGGGCAACACCCCAAGCGAGGTCAAAAGAAGCATCGCCGGGACCAGCGATGCTCGGTCGTCACCGGGACTTGAATCGCGAGGCGAACAATTGGCAGACGCCAAGCACGGCACCGGAGGCACCGAACCTAAACAGCAACAAGGTAAACGGAGAAACAAGTCTGGCAAATCAGGCCGTGAAACAATGGAAGACTCCCGCAGCGAACAAATCTACGGGAACGACGCGGGAGGATTTCAGCGAGTCACTGGTGGAACAAACGGAAGCATGGTTGAGCAGTCAGGCGAAGTCGGCCAGGCCGACTTCGGGTGCGAACGACAGCAAGGGCAGCGCAAGGCATGGTCAGCGCCGGGGCCAATTGGACGAGGCGACCGAACAGATATTTTTGCACCCGGTCCTAAGTCACAACGATGGCCAGCCATTATCGCCAACGACCCACACCTTGCGCCGGCGATTGAACCCGGCCTTTGTGTGCTGGTTGATGGGTGTTCCGTGGTGGCTGACGAGAGCAGAGCCGATCAGTTGCGCTGCGGTGGAAATGGAGTCGTACCTCTCTGCGCTGCGCTCGCGTTTAGCATTCTTCTCGACCGTATTGACAAAGAGTGAAAACCCTGTAGATTTTGTGCGTCGCTGAAAAGGCGATTGTGGTTCGAGCCACATGAACGAAATGAACTCAACTGAAAATTCAACCGCACGTACGCCCAGGCTAGTCGCAATCCCCCATTGCGCCATTTCGGCCACCTCGATGGGCGTGCGTGCGGTTGGGCTTTCTTTCCACTTCCATGCCTGATGACAAACTTCCGTATTTTCCCCTCTACGTAGCCGACATCCTGGTGTCGTGCGCAACCATGTCCTGCGGAGTGTTCGGGGCCTACGTCCGGCTCCTCTGTTACCAATGGTCCCAAGGATACATTGCTCCAGATGCGAAGGCGGCCGCCAAGCTCGTTGGCACAACTCCGGCCATCGCCTCCGTTCTCCTACAAACCAAGTTCCGAGTCGGACCAGACGGTAACCTGCGAAACCCACGGTTGGAGATTGAGCGTGCCAAAGTGGAGGCTCTGATCTCCAAAAGGTCCGCCGCCGGCCACGCTGGAAATAAGGAGCGTTGGAAGTCGCAAACGGATCGCAAACGGATCGCAAACGGATCGCAAACGGATCATTTTGCGATTCGCAAAACCGTCGCAAACGGATCGCATTCAGAGTCAGAGTCAGAGTCAGAGTCAGAGTCAGAGAAGCCTCCTTCGTCGGCTTATTTACCCGATGCTGAGAGAGAGCCGCACGCGCGAGGAGCACACGACGCCGAAAGGCCGAGCGAAAACGACGTGTTGGCCTACGCCGATCGGATTGGGTTGGCGCCATGGAAGGCCACGGATTGGTGGCAGGAAATGGAGGCGTGCGGCTGGCTCGATCACAAAAGCCGACCTGTCGCCCACTGGCAGTCAGCGCTCGCCAGGGTCCGGACAAAATGGGAGGCTGACGGAAGGCCTACGGGACCCCCCACAAAGCGTCAAAACGCCGTCCTGAACGGCGAAAGGCCGTTTTCCGTGATGGACTTGCGCAACATCATGGAGGCAAAAAAGACCGCTGCACTTGAGATTAAAAACCAGTACGCCAGTGAGGTCGCCATGGGCACCCAATGGAACGATCAGGAGAAGCGGAAGGAGTGGAAAAACCTCTGGAAAGAGATCCGCGAAATCAACACCCGTATTTGTCAAATGGCATGAAAACAGCCCTGCAAGCTATCGGAAATATCGCTGGAACTTGGTCGTCTCAATACGACGATGAACGATGGAAATCATTCGCTCGATCGATCCGGCGCGAGCGTGGAAACTTCTGCGAATGCTGCAAGCAATCAAACAAGGAAATTCACGTTCACCACTTCAGCTACGAAAAGGACAAGCCGATATGGGAGTCGGACGCAGAGGATGTCGCCCTGTTGTGTCGGGAGTGCCACCAATCACTTCACTCCGAGCTACGCAACTTCCGGCGCTTCGTCTTCCGGAAACTGTCGCCTCAATCTTTCCGAGTGTTCAACGCGGCGCTCAAAGTCGGGCTGGACTTCAATGATCCGCTCAAACTGGCGTACGCTTTCGCCGAAATGGCATCTAGACGCGATGCGGCATGGATTGAATTAGAGGCGGAAAAACAAAAACAAGACAGGCAGCATGAGGATTGATATGGGTGCTCCAATCATTCACCTCCTGATTCCTAAAGAGTTCCGCGTCTGGTGCCGTCCGAACAATGTTCCAAGCGCAGAAATGCAGGCCACAATGTTTCCTTCAAAATCGTCCTGCGCAATGTGCCTGACGAGGTTTCGCAGGAAGACCGGGACCGGTCGCGGAAAGACCTTTCGCGTGAAATGGACAGACCGCTTTGAACCATGTGAGCGTGATCCAAAGGAGGACTAATGCCACACGAATTCACCATTCCAGCGGTATTAAAACGCGTCTGCGAACCGTGCGAGTTTCACCAATGCACTGGCAAGCTATGCGGTCCCCCAGGCGGAATTAGTTGGGCTCAATTTCAATGCACGCACCCCGATGCGTTTGAGAAGTCGGACGATGACCGGGTGAACGTGATGCAGGCGCGGCACTTCACGATATGGGGTGGCCGCGACATTGGCCGCACAGAGGATCAACCCGAATGGTGCCCGTTGCGCCGTCCAGATAAATGAATCATTTTCTCTCCTGCACCGTCTCCCTCGCTCCAGGAATCCCAGTCTTGATCGCGTCCCAGAAATTCGTAGGGTTGCGCTGAATCGTGTTGGGGTGAATCCAGTTCCCAATGTCTCCGAAACTCCCCGGCGGCTGATCAAAATATTTCGCGGGCTGCTGGACTGCCTGTGGTACAGCAATATCGCGAACCCGATTTCCAAGCCAAGTTTCCGGCGTGCGTTTCCGGCTGAAATCCGGGGTGCCACCTGTGAGTTCGTGGAAAACCGGGGTTTCAAATGCGAGTCCTTCCCCGGACTGAAATAATCCTGCCAGGTATCCCTTTTTGTCTTCTGGGTGATTCTTGAGCCATTCCTCATTAGCCACGCGGGCAAAGTCGGCGCCCATCTGTGAGGCGCGGACAAGTGGATTGTGCGCCATGTTCAGCGGGATCCGTACGTCACCTATTCGGTACTCTCCGGGCTGAACGTCTTCCTTCGGTCGCTTCTCGCCTTTCTGGAATGTCCCACCGAAGAATTGCGGGGCGAGGAATCCGAGCGCAATGGCTGCGTTTCCGACCGCGCCATTCTTCAATTGGCGCATGATGATGTCGGCTTCCTCCTGTGAAAGTGTTTCGAGTCCGTTGCGGTACGCTCGCGCCACGCGTCGCGATCCGGTCACCAATCCAAAGGCGTGTTCCAGCACTTCGCCAGCAATATTCAACGGAACTGTTTTGACGGGCAACTCGGCTTTTGCCACGAATGCCGTTCCGGTGTGCCCGCGATTTTCAAGCGTCGCGATTCCAGCATCTATCGCTTTCGAGAATGAATTCGGCTGCTGAAAAATCTGCCTCTCCGCGTATTTGTACGCCCCAAGTCCAACGCGCATTTGCGTTTCCAAATCATGCGGATTGCCACCGTTGGCAATCTCATGCTCCATCCCCTTTTCGTAGGCGCGTTCAAAGGAGAGTCGCAGCAAAGGGGCCTTTATCGCCTCATGCAGTTTCCCCATGTAGTCCAGCCATGACCGCGGCTCGACGACATCCTTACCGTACTGAAGTTTCAGCGGGTTGTCGCGGTTTTTTAGGCTATGGAGTGCATCGGACATTCCCGTTTTGAAAGAACGCAGCGCAATTGACGCTTCAGCCTTAAGTGAAAGTGATCCGCCTTGGAATTGAGCCTTGGCCGCGATCTGTCGAAGCCCAGGAATATGGCCAATCGCCGTGCCTACGTAATCAACCAATGGATTCAGAACCGCCTTGTACGCGACGGCAGTTCCGAGTTTTTCAAGCGTTCCCGGCCCGGAGAGTATCGATGCCCTTCGAAGTTTTAGTGCGACACGAGCGGCTTTTTCTCCGCCGGTCATCGTGTCAACCCGGCGCTGTGCGTTCGCCCGGTCAATCGCCAGTTTAATCCCGGCGTTTTCCTGCAAGAGTCGGTCAATTTTATCATTCCTCACCGGAGCCTTGCGCGGATTCGACTCGAAATTCCCGGTCGCCAGCCGGTCGGCCAAATCTGCCTGTTGATTCTGCAACTGGGTCACCCGGCGTTTGATCGCGATTTCCTCTGGCGTGGCTTTAGGATTTGCGAGCGCCTTTAACTCGTCCCGCTCTGCCTTCATCGCCTCCGTTCGTTGACGAATGGCATCAAGCTTGGCTGATTTCTGTTTCGGCGCTGTCGGCTCCGGCCCGAAGTCCCCGGTCTTCGCCCGGTCGAGCTTTCGCTGCCACGCGGCCTCATTACGTTCGGCCATCGACTCAGCCGAACGGAGCCGCGCCGCGTCGTCCATTTGCTTGCCGAAAATTGCGTTGTGTTCGGCTTTTACGGATTCCAATTCCTTTTCGAGCGCCTGAATCCTTTCGTTCGTCGCTCCCGGCGTCCTCTGCTTCTGCGAAAGCTTACCGTCCGCGATTTCCTGTTGCAAATCTCTGATTCGATTCGTCAGCCGCGTCTCTTTCGTCTGCAGGTAGGTCTTGAGACCGTCGCCGGTCGGTCGAATTCCTGCCGTAGCAGCTTTTTTCTTCGCCTCCTGAACCTGTTTCGAGAGTGCCCTGTTTGGCTGGTCCATTGCGTCACGTTGGGGCCCCGTGCGCTCGGCGCTACCTTTCTTGAGAATATCCTCAATACCCAAGACCTTTTGAACCTGCGATTTGATAGACCGGATGGTTTTGGAAACCACGTCCTGCGCGGGTACCGTGTAATCGCCGTACCCGCTCAAGGCTTCCGCTGCCTCTCTCCGGCTGATGTCTGGAATGAACGCCTTCAATTCGTCGTGGATTTTGTCGATCAAAACATCCCTATCGCCGATTCCAAGTTTGTCGCGTTCCACGATCATTCGGGCCAGCTTTTGAACGATAGGGTGAATCTCCTCTGCGCGCCCAGTCTCCACCTTCGCCTTGATCGCCTCTTGGGCGCGGGTGATCCGTTCCGGCAAATCGGCGTTGCGAACTGCGCGTGCGACTCTGGGCGCGATCGCCTCGCCTTCGGGTCCACGTTTCAGTGAATTCTCCGCGTCCTTCCAAATCTGATCTGCGTATGGCTTGAATCCTTCGCCAAACTGCGCAACCTGTTCGGCTGTCCATTTGGCGATTTCCAATCCACCGCGAGCCATGCGTGCCGCCGTGATGGTCACCACGTCCTTTATCATCTCCGGCGTCGGAGAAAACAGTTTGCCGGCCAATCTTGCGCGGGCTGCGTCCGCCTTAGCCTCCCAACGTTTAACGATGGCTTCCGCCTGGGCGAGAATCGACGGGTGAAACTCCGGTTTGGCCGACTCCTGCCGCAAAAGTTTATCTGCCTCGCGATGGTACTCGGCTGGCATGTTGGCCGCTTCCTCGTCGATTGCCTGCTGGCTTTTCAACAGGGCATCATGTTGCTGCCGAATCTCCTCTTTGTCAGCGTTGCTCAACGGCTCGAAATTCTTGGACGTCCGGGCCTTACGCTCAAGGCTCGTGATCGAGTAGTCATTCTCGTACATTACCTTGCGGTATTGAAGCCCGCGCCCAAGCGCCGTGCCTCCACGCTGCGTCAAAAGGTCCATCGCCGCTTGTTCGGCCTCGTTGACCGCCAGCCGCCTCCGATATTCGTCTACCAAGGCATCATTTCCAGCCGCTTTGGCCTCCTGAGCTGCCTTTTCGAGTTCCGCCGCCTCATTCATGCGCCCAATCTTCTCATGCGCTAGAATCGCCTCCTCCTCGGCAGTGGGCGCCCGTTCGGGATCTGCTGCGAGTTCCGCCATCAGCCTTGCGCCCGCTTGCGGATCATCTGCGAGCTTGCGGGTGGCCGCGTCCCAAGTCTCCGGGTTCGGTCTCCGTACAGCGTCCTCAAGCGGCTCTACTCCACGCGCAGCCCGCTCCTGATTCACGATTCGCTTTTTAATCGACGTTTGCTTAGGCTCGCCCGGGGGCTTTTGATTGATCCCAACCGCCTCATTTGCCGCTTCGGCAATCGGTTTCGTGCCTTCGACCTTTTGAGCCTGTCGGGCGCGCTGGTAGTCCTGCCAGTCACGCTCGACTTCGGCGGGATCAGCATCGGGGAACTGTTCGCGGTGGGCATCCTCGAAATCCTGCCGCTCGGATTTGGCCTCGCGCTCGCGCATTGCGGCGTCCATGGATCGAATTCGGTCTGCGCGGAGTTGTTCGGGAGAAGCTGCGCCGGGACCTACCGAGGTAGGAGGGTTTTCGACGGCAGAAGCCTCAGGACCATTCTCGGATACCCGTCCCTGTCCAGTTCGACGTCCCACATCGGGACCAGGCGCGGGCGCGGGTTCACCGGGAGGCTGAACCTCCAATTTCGCCGTTTCAGCACTGGGAACCGGTTTTTCACTCTCCGGAACATGCTCACTTTGTGACGCAAAGTCAAGTGGTTCGGAAGCTTCGGAAGGTTTTTCCCGAGTTGTTCCACGTGGAACATTTTGCCTACCTACATCGCTTTCGGCGGCGGGAACGCTGGCTTGCCCCTCCCCGGTGGGAACATTTGGCCCATTCGGCGTTGCAGCACGCTCGGGTTGAGAGGCGGTGGGGATTTCGGTAGTTGCAGCCCCGGACTTGCCGGGAATGGCGTTTGCCTCGGCGGACGTGGTGCTGGCGGCATTTGGGGCTTCGGTTGGAGTTGCGGGCGTAGCATTTGGGGTTTCATTTGGTACCTTGGGTTGGAACGGATTACGGTTTTCGAGCGACGATTTGAGCTGTTGAAGTTCCTCGCGGGTGAGTTGTAACGGTTTGGACGGTTTGATGTTCGAAAGATCGGCCTTCGGCGCTTCCACCTTTCCGACATGCGCGCCAGTGAGACCGGCAAATACTGCCGTTAATCCGAGCGAATCCATGGCCTGCTTCCGCTCAAACTCGCTCATGTCGCCCCAACGTTCGGAAAGTTCATTGATCTGCTTCATGGCCGAGTCGATCATGAAGGCACTCCAACCGATGGTCGCTAGCTTGGCGGGTAGTCCCCCTGGGAGTGCCATCGTGACAAGAGCCTCCGGGCTGGTGCCCCCGCTCACAAGTCCGGCCGCTGCGTTGTTTATCCTGGCCGTCGTCTCGCCTCCAACCTCCTGCGGGGTCATCTGTGGCGGGTTGAGTATCCCACCCGCAGGAGCGAATCGGTTCAGGTACCGCATCGCCTGTTCAGGGGTGGCTTTACCGGATTTCACTGCCTCTGAGTCTTCCCACCGTTGAGCCTCGTCAAGCTGCGCGTAACGATCTGAGGCAAATCGCGCATTGATGTCATCGAGTCCGGTCCTGATCTGGGTATTCCTGGCCGCACGTTCCGCAGGAGTGCCGGTTGTGAAATCGCCGCCCGAAAAGTCGGTGATTGGCCTCGTGGCAGCCGTCTGCTGAATTTTACGCAGTATTCCGGCACCCTGAGACGCCTCCAAATCCTCACGCATCTGCCCGCGGCGGAAAGGCGTGACGACTTCAGGAGACTGAGACGCAAGGCTTGTCGACCATTCAGGCTGCGCAACGCCAGAAAAATCCAAAGGCCCGGACTGCGCCGAGAAATCCAGCGGTTCGGGCTCCGCTACCGCGCTAAAATCGAGCGGGTCCACGTCATTGCGTTGGCTGAGGCGATTTCTGAGGTTTCACCAATACCCGGCCATCTTTCGGGTTTTTGAACCGGGTCCCCGGCGGGTAGGCGTCAAATTCCGCCTGACTCGCCGGGGTAGGCAGTTGGTCTGCTGCGGGATGCGCCGTCTGCGTCGGGCTAGTGGTCGGCTGCACCAATGGAGCAGGCGCACCCAACGACTGAGACAAAGGAGAAACCCCCGTCGCGGCTATGGTTGGCGCAGCAGGCGGGACATTAGCGCCTGGCGTCGATGCTGGCGGCGGGGGAGATTGATTTCCTGAAATCGGGTCGAAGTCCGGTTCTGGTGTCGCACCAGAAGGCGCATTTGGCGCAGCCGTTGGCCCGCTGGCAGGCGTTTGCGGGTTGGGCGGTGTGGTTGGACCATTCGCCGGAGCGGCGGTTTGTGGGGCATTTGACCCGGCTGGTTGCCCTGGCACAAGCGGCAACCCTTTCCTCATTCTGGCAATGTTCTCAGGAGTGGACGGGTATTTGACATCGTTCTTCTTTCCATCTGGCCCCGTTTCGGTCTGTGAAATCATCGGGGCGGGCGGAAGCTTCGGCGGCGCAATCGCTTTTTGAATCTCAGCCTCAAGCTGCGCCCGTTTGGTCGGATCTGTCTCATTCCTGAGATCGTCCTGCATCATGCCCACCTGCGACTCAGACTTCCGCGGGAGCGGATTATTCCCGTCGCCATTGGCAAACTTTTGAAGCCGCATCATCAGGGCGAAACTGGCCGGGTCCTTCGCCTTTATCAGCGCGAGATTATCCGGGTCCATCACGCTGACCGATTGGCCGATTTCCTTCGCCTGATCGTCATCGGCACCGACTTTCATCCAATGATCGAGTCCGGAGGCGTTTGCCTGAACTGCCCATTTCTCCTGACCATCGAGGAGCTTTTTGGCCCGGTAATCGTTCGTATTCGCTGCGGCATCCTGCATCGCCCGCAATTTGTCGCCATTGAATTTGGAAACGAGTTCGATCTGCCGAAGCCTCACCTGAGAATTTGCGTCTGCCGTTTTGCCCCGCTGCGCCGTCGCATTGTTCATCGCATCGACCTTGGCCAGTCCAACCTGACGCGCAACCTCCGTCTTCAAGTCCGCCGAAGTGATTTGTTGATCCCCGTGCTTTTCCCTGAAATCTTGCATCCGCTCGGCAAGTTCGTTCTGAATCTCCTGCTGCTTCTGCTGCTGTTTCAGCATCGCATTATGGAGGATCGTCTGCCGGATGCCGCCAAGGGCATCGTTCGCCATATTGTAATCTGCGTAGGTGGGCATAAATCAATCCGTTCCCGGAGGCGCATTCGCCGGTGGTCCGCCCGCTGTTGACCCTGGCGATGAAATTGGAGCGGGCGATCCTGTTGGAGAGCTAAATGGATTCAGCCGGCTGAATAGATTTCCAATCGCGTTAAATCCGGCGTTGTTATTCGCACTGAGATTATTGACTCCGCCGAGAATCGACGAAAGCCCCGCCAACCATGGATTTGGCGTGTTCCTCGCCCCGCTATAGGCCAACCCCGCGAGATTATCCGCCTGATTCGCTGCCGTGCTGGCCGTGGAATTCGGGTTCAGCGGCGTGGCGCCATAGGTCGTTTGAGGCGGTGGCGCCAGTCCGGCCCCCGACCCGGACAACTGGCCGAATTGGGCCTGCGGCGTCTGTCCCGATAGGAAGCTCGCCAGATTGCCGATGTTTTGCTGGCCAAATCGGTAGTTGATGTCGGTCGGGGTAGCCCCGCTCGTCAGGAATGCCAAAGCTTTCTGTTGCCGCTGGTTCTGGAGGTTGATTCCCGCCTGCCCGGCTGTCATCGCCTCGCCGAATGCGGGAGCTTCGCCAAACAGGTTACCGCGCGCAGCCTCCGCTTGCCGGGCCTCTTGGGTCACCTGCTGGAGCGTCACGGGGTCCAGCTTCGTCCCGGCGTCGAGCCCGGTTTGAAGTTGGTCCCGCATCGTGTTCGCCATCGTCAGGTCCGGCGGGTGCGCGATTTGATCCTGGATGAGCTGATTTTCCTTTTCGCGCGCGGCCACTCCCTCGGGGTTGGCCAGCTTTTGGAGTGCCAGCTGTTCGGATATCAGTTGCGGGCCGAATTGCTGCTCAAGAGCAAGTTGGCCTTTAGCCTGAGTCAAATTGTTCGCGTTGTTGACATCGCCTTGGGAATACCCGGAGAAATCGACTTGCGCCTGGGCGGGAGTCACCTGATTGCCCTGAGAATCGTAGTAAAGCTTTGTTGGGGCCTGAATGTCCGGAATCGCGCTTACTGCCGTCGTGAGGCTCTGCTGCGCGGTGTTGAGTTGATTTTGAATCGCGCTCCACTGCGGATTCAGCATGTTCGCACCCTTCTGGCCGGGATTCGGGATCGCCTTGGGAGTCCCTGCAAGCTGCTGCTGGAGCCGGGTCACGGCGTCCTGCTGGGACTTGACGCGAGGATCGTTGTAAACAGTCTGCGCGGTATAGCCCGGCGCAATCGCCTTGAGTCCGGCCGCCGCAGCCGCATTGAGAATGGCCTGCTCGGGAGCGGCCGCCAGTGTCATGTTGACCTGTGCCTGCTCGATGGCCGCGATTTGGTCCGGGCTAAATCCCATGGACGCAAGGCTTCCGCCAAAAGCACCCGCCGCCCCGGCGATTCCAACGCCCGCGCTCGCCACCGCCGCTCCCGCCGCAATTGCTGAGGCTATACCAGCCATAATTTTTTCTCCCTCCACATATCGAGCCGCTTCACGTCCTCCGGGGCTACGAATTCGGAGAAATCCTCCTGGAAAATCATGAGTTCCATGA